GCAGGACCGTTACCAAGCTGTATTTTGGTAAAGGTGATGGTTTCACCTGTTAATGCCCGGAGCAAAAGATTTTTGCCGGCATCTGTTAAATTAGGTGTCATACAACAACCTCCTCATAAAGTATTTTGCTGCCTGCCTCCTCCATAAGCACAATGCCGTTTTCATCGGTAAGCAGGTTTATGTTATCCATATCCCACGCTGGTGTTTGCATTGTCTGGCGCACCGAGTGCCGGAAAGCGGCACCTGCAAAGTGTGTCATATCAATTTTGGTAAGCAGGATGAGGGGATCTATAAGCACATTGGCCGATATATACCGCCTCATATCCTCCAAAATTCTTATGTAGTCAACAGAAACGGGTAACGCTACACGGAGGGTGTAATCATTGATGGTGGGCAAACGGCGTGTATCACCGCAGGAGGTTTTTAACCAATTCACCAGCCAATTATAGGTATAAACCACGCCATAGGTCCAGGCGGTTTTTATACGCTGTTTACGCTCCTCCAGCGTTTCCGTATTAAGGGGTACAATGTTGAGCTCCTTTTCCCATACTGCAACGCCCTCCTCGGTTGCGGTATCAATAAATTGATTATCCATAACAAAGTTAAGGGCATCCCAAGCCAGCTCAAACTCCGGTTGCTGTGCGGCAGTTATCTGCACATACTCAAGCACGGCCTGCAATACAGGCGGGAGGTAGTCAATCAATTTTCTATCATTCATTTATAACACCTCGCACGGGGATGTAGTCCTCACCGAGTGTTATATTGGCATTGCCGCCATTGATCTGCGTGCCGTATATATCCATAACAAAAGCGGAGCACTCTTGCAGGATCCGGCTTTCAATTTGGGAAATACGCACAACCAGGTTGGTGCTGCTTTCCCAGGCCTCGGCAAGCTCATTGAAATAGTTATCAATAACCTCCTCAATGTAGGGCTTTGCGTTGGCCCACACCCAGCCTGCCGTAAGCACAATGTTGGTGGTAATGTTAATGGTTTGGAGCTTAACACCATCCACCTTAACGATGTGGCCAATGGGGGCAAGCCCCATACCCTCACCGGCATTTTGCGTGGGATCAATAGTGGTTTGTACGGTTTCAAGCAAAAGCTCCGAGGGTGCAGAATTGTTGGCAGCCATACCCACCAAGCGGACCGTGCCGCCCACCGTTAGCTTTTTATTGATGGCAGCGTTGTAAATGGCTGTGAGCCATTCCTTTGCCGCCGTATCGGTTACACCATCCATACCGTCATTAAACCACGCCTGTACCGCCTCGGAGGGAATAAAGGCAGCAGGGGGCGTGTCAGCGTTCCATACGGGGTGTACCTTAACGGCGGCCACACCATCAATGCTCAAAACTTTTTGCTTGTAATCTGCTTGGTTTCCACCAAACGCCTGTGATTGGAGGGCATCCAGGATCCTTTGCCTAAATACCTCCGTATCCTCCTCATCATCGCCAGGGATAAGCAGCTCAACGAGGTTTGCGGATGCCAGCCCGTCAATGTACTCAATGGGGATAAGTGCCCCGGTGTAGTCATTGGCCACCGTGCCGGCGGTTTCGCAAATAACCTTATGGCTCAAGCCGGTTGCCGTGTCCTCATCGGTAGGCATACGCTCTGCCACATAAAAGTTAAGATCCTCACAGGAAAAGCGTGCACCTGTGGGCACCTCAATATTAAACTCTGCACGGAATACCGCAGCACTTGCCGCTTTGGGCTCCATACCACGATCCTTTGCACGCTCAATAAGGTACTCACGGGGTGCGGTGGCAATATAAGTGGCCGTAAAAACAAAGTCCAGGCCAATGTATAACTGTGCCAGCTCTGCCATTGCCGGGGCATTGCCGTTATACACGAGGGAGCCCTCCCTCTTATCCAGGGTGGGGCTTACCCTTGCAAGTGCACTTGCAAGCAAGTTTTCAAAGGTACGATCCTCAAATAAGCTCATACCGCCACCTCCTTTGTTGTTTCAATATCGCCAAAAATCGTATGCACCGTAAAGGTAACAATAACTGATTTTTTGGTGGTTTCAAAGGCCCACCCGTCAACACTCTCAATACGATCATCCTGCGTTAAGGCCTCGGTAATGCGGCGCTTTGCCTCACTCATTACATAATCTTTGGGCTGTCCTATGAGGTCAGCAAGCTCCACGCCGTAGTTAAATGAATAAATGGGGTATTGGTACCTTTCCACGGAAAGGATAAGGTAAACGGCCTGGAGCATTGCATCTGCCTCATCCGTCATACCTCTTATACGCCCTTTGTCTATATCCAGCTTGTAGGTGTAGCTGGGCTGCTCCTCTATGGCAAACTCCATAAGGTCAATATCATCACCGGTTTGCGGTAAAAATTGCATTTCAGCCATTACTTGGGCACCTCCACTCTGTCAAAGACAATAAATTTTTGCCCACCATCGCACCGGAGCAGGATAACCTTTTCACCCTTTTTAAGCCCCAGGTGCACCGTGTACTTTTTCTTACCGGTGTACTTATGGCTGTGGGATGCAAAGGAGCTATCACCGCTGCCGCCGCTTGTGCTATCGGTGCTGTGGTCAACGGTCATATATACCACATAATCACGCACCGCATTGGTGAGTATGAGCTGCGCCGCCGTGAGTGTCATTTTTTGGTCAACGGATATTTTTAAGGGGGAGGCTGAAACAACCTCACCCAAGCAAAACGCCATTGGCTTTTGTGCCATCACAGCATCAACGGCGGCACGCTTTACCGCTTTTACCAGTGTGTTTATATCAAGCGACAAATTTACCACCTCGCAGTTTTAACTCCATAAGGTGCTGGCCGTTGGAAAAGGTGTGTTTTACCTGCTCAACCAAAAGGAAATTTGAGAGGTTTATATCACCCAACCCAAGCATAACCACCAGCATTGTACCGGCTCTTACCCTGGTATCACCCAAGGCATCCGATATTTTCAAGGTGCGGGTTTTTGCATTATAAAGTTTGAGCAAGGCATCTGCCATTGTTTTGGCATTGGTCGCATCGTTCAGTTTTTCGTAATACTGCAATACACCCCACTTGTTAATGTTGGAGCTATCCTGGGCAATGTACACCTGGCGGGTGCCGGCATCGCTGTCCTCATAGAGCAATTTTATTCTGTTGTATGTGTTATCGGCAATGCTGCTCTTGTATTCGTAATTGCCGGCTGTTTCCTCGTTAATTACGATGCCCAATTTCATATTGCCAATATTGGTAAGCATTAGCTTGCCCGCTTTGTCATAGAGCACATACATCTCTGTTTTTGCCTTTGTGGTGGCATCCAAAGCGTTTTGTATGATGTCAAAGAGGCTTGTGTTTTCCTCTGTCCTGGTTTCGATTTTATAACCGGTATCATCCAGGGTGCCGAGGTTAAGCCCAAAGTCCTCTGCAATCATTTTAACAACCTCTGTGGCTGTTTTATTGCTGTACACATAGGTATCTTTGTTTTTAAGGTAATACAGCTGATCGTACACAGTAACCTTAACCTTTTCGGGGCTACTGCCGGATCGTGATTTATCGAACACAAACCCGTAAAACAACGGCTCACCATCTACCGAGAAACGGCAGGGATCGCCCTCCTCAAAAGAGAGGTTTTCCGTTTTGATAACCTCAAAGGTGAGTTTACCGGGTTGCCCCTGCCGTTCCCATTCCACCGTTACACCGTCAACAATGGGCGGGTACATAATGGTTTTACCGTGTTGTATCAAAAGCTCGTAGGTCATTACTTAACCTGCGGAATGGTCAAAACCTGGCCAACATAAATAAGGTTGGGGTTTTTGATCTTATCCTTATTTGCGTTGTAAATTAGGTTGTACTTTGCACCATTTCCTAAATATTTTTTTGCAATATTCCATAAGCAATCACCCTTTTTAACGGTGTAGGTGGTAGCTTTTGGGGCGGTAGTTGCTGGCCGTTCTTTTGTTACAGTTGCGGTCTTTGTGGTAGTTGTTTGCTTTTTGGGTTGTGTCTGCTGTGTAACTGCTGCGGTGGTTTTCTTGGCCTCCGTTTCAACCTTAATGGTCTTGGTACCATAATCACGGTACTGCTTGAGGTTTACCTCCACCGATACATCCAGGCCGTTTGTGGCACTTTCCGTAATAGTGTAGTCCTCCACGCTTACCTTGATATTGGTATCAAAAAGCAGCCTGCCGTTTGGCGTTGTTCTGGTCATAATAAACTGCGTTGTGCTCCTGCCGGTCTTTGCCTTTTCCAAAAGGTTAAGGTAATAATCTGGGCGGCGGGAGCCGGTCAGCATCGGGAATGTCAGCGGCAGGGTGATCTCGGTGAGCCCCGGAGTGCGTAAAAAGTTTATTTCACCCTCATTAAGCAGCTCCAGCGTTTTGTTTTTGCCTTTGATCTTAACGGTCAGCTTGCTCGGTGTTTCCGGCATAAGCTGGCCAAACAAATAGCATTTATAGCTCATCGTCGTGCACCCCCTCCGCTGCGGTACTCAACGCATCAACAAAGCCATCGGTAAGCTGGCCAACAACGCCATCAATATCGAGGTTGCTGTCAATGCGGTTTGTCATTCCCGTCATATCAATTTTAACCTCTGCGGTAGTAAAGCGGTTAATAGCCTCCTGCTCCGCAATATCACGCAAGTATGCAAGCTCCTCCGTGGTTTTGTCGGTGCTACCGGCAAGGCTCTGGGTATCGCCTGCAATATCATCCAGGGTGCTACCGTAACCCAACGGATCCGTTGTTTCCGGTCCGGTGCTTACGCCCATTTTTTCAAGGATGCCATTTACAGAAAGATTATCACCCATCCAGTCCTTAATGCCGGCGCCCACCTCTGCACCTGCGGCGTAGGCATCGGAGCCCCAACCGTCTTGGAATGTGTCAAAGGTGTTAAAAGCATCACCAACGCTGCCGTAGTCAAAGGTGCCCATTGCATCACCAACGCTGCCATAATCGTGGGAGTTCCACGCATCGCTTACGCTGTCATACGCAAAGGTGTTAAAGCCCTCTGTCCACGCATCGCTTATGCTCTCATAGCTTTCCTTTTTGCCGTTCAGCTCGTCAATTTTCTTGGATGCAAAATCGAGGCCGGAGGTGTCAATGTTTACACCCATCCAACCAAGGCACTTATTGGCCTTTTCGGCCAAAGATTTAATGCCCTGCATAATAACATCCAGCATAGTCCAAAAGCCAATTTGGATGCCGATCCACGCATTTTTGAAAGCGGTACCCACATTGCTTGCCGCAGCCTTGAGCACATTCCAGATGCCCATACCGAGGTTTGCAAACCACAAACCGGTATTTTTGATGATGGCCCACGCACTTGCACCGAGGCTTGCAAACCAAGCCCCAATGTTTTTAATTACCTGCCAGATAGCAAGGCCGAGGTTAGCAAACCAAAGCCCCACATTTTTTATAACCTGCCAAGCTGCCAAACCGCAATTTGCGATCCACAGGCCAACATTTTTGAAAAGAGCACCCAGCCACCAAATTGCACCGGTGATCTGCTCCGTAAAGATAACGAAAACAACGATCAATGCAATAATGAGGGCAATGATCCAGGTAATGGGGCAAGCCCACAGGGCGGCATTTAAGCCGTATTGTGCCGCCGTAGCGGCAAAGGTTGCACCCGTTTGCATCATTTGGGCGGCTGCAAGCACGCCCTTTACCACCGCTGAAATGGTTTCAATGGCGGTAATGGCAAGCACAGCACCCTTGTAAAGCAAGAGGGCGGCAACCACGCCCATAATTATGGGGCCAATCGTGCTCCAGTTATCGCTCATAAATGCGTATATATTGCTGATAACCTCAAACGCTCCCGCAGCCACATTGGCAACGAGGGCAAAGCCATTTACAAGCCCGTTTATGGTCTTTTGCACCTTTGCGTTATTTGCAAGCTGATTGATTTTAACAAGCACAGGATCCATAGCCTTAATGGCTCGGTTTTTCATCGAGGTCCACACCTGGCTCCAGGTCTTGGGCATTTTGTTGAAACGCTCCTCAACCTCATCCGCAGAATTGAAAACAGCCGCCTTAATAACATCGGCGGTAAGTTTACCCTCCGATGCCCAATCTTTCATTGTGCCGGTGGCTCCCTGCACATTCCGCATATAGTCCTCAATGCTTTTTGCAAGCAAGGGGGCATTTTCAATAATGGATCTGTACTCATCGCCCTGCAAGCGCCCGGAGCCCATTGCCTGGGTTAGCTGATACATAGCAGATGCCTGCTCGGTAGCGGATGCACCGCCCACAACAAAGTTTTTGTTTACCAGCTCTTGGAAAGCAATGATCTCATCGTTACTGCGGAAAGCCTTACCGGCTACAAGCCCCAGCTTTGATACTGTGGCCATTGTTTCCGTAAAGCCTGCACGGGCTCTTTGTGCAGAGGCGTAAATCTTTTGCTCAAGCTCTGCAACGCTGCCGCCATCGTCAACAATGAGCTCCAGGCGGGCTCGGTTGCTTGTCATAGTGTCCGAAAGTCCAACCGTTGCAGTTATGCCTTTCATACCGAGGTACGCAGCAGCCACACTTTTAATTTTACTTAAAAGCCCACCAGCATTTTTGGTGCCGGTGTTTAGGCCTCTGTTGAGGTTGTTCTGTTGATCGTTTATTGCACGGTAGTTTTGCTCCATAACATCAAGCTGGGCATTGGCTCTGCCAATTTCCTGCCGTGCGGCGTTAAGGTTTGAGGTGTTAATGCTTTGGCCAGAGGCACGCTGTCCGGCCTCAAAGTTGCCAATCATCAAGCTCATTGCCTTGTTTATACGCCTTAATGCGGAGGTCATACCGTCATTGATAACAAGCTGCGATCTAACAGCACCCATAAGTACCTCCTTTCCGGAAAAACAAAACGGAGCCGTAGCCCCGTTTTATTTCCGTCTGCTTGATTTTCGTTTTGCCGCTGCCGCCTCTTTCTTTTCTTTGTCAACCCGTACATCAATGGCGGCCACAACAAAAGCCTGCTCATACGGATCTAACGCCAAAAATTCCGAGGGTTTCCAGCGGAATTTGTGGAGGGCGTAATAGGCATAGTTTGCCTCGGCCTCACCCTCCAATATTAGTTTTTTGCCTCATCCACCAGATCGCCCATATCGGTAAAACCGTTAAGGTCGAGGAGTGCGGAAATGTACTCATCAAATTCACCGCCGGTAAGCATAGCGGAAATGAGCTGCTCGGCGCCCATAACGCCGTAGCTTTCCTGCAATTCTGCATCGTTGAGATCCGGGAACACCGTGCACCTTACGGCAAGTTTTGCCTGGTAGCCGGCATTATCAAACTCCTGCGTGTACTGGCCACGCTTACCGCTTACCGGTACGCTCCTCATACAGCTTTTGCGGATCTTCTGATTTTCACCTGCGGTAATGCAAGCGATCTCCCATTCCATAGGCTTACCATCCTCACCAACAAAGCGGGTGGATGCAACAATTTTGCGGTTTTCAACCTTTTTAGCGTTCTGTGCCATAAAAGCACTCAATGATTTTGCCATAAAGCAATTACCTCCTTAATTATTGTGGCTTACATATAAGCCGGGTTTTTGTACTTTTCGGGGCGTGTGTAGCCGCCTGCAAAGCCGCTGATCTCCTGCTCAATGAAATCATCCTCGGAGCCTGCCAACGAAAGCAGCACATCACCATCACGCACACAATCATTGTAAACCTTGGTTGTGCGGCCCATAGAGGTTGCCGGATCCTCGTTGGAGGTCTGGATGTCCATAGTGGGCATTACACCGGTTTTAATGAATGTGTCAAGCACATCATCAAAAATCTCGGTGCACTTGTAGATGGTCATTGAGAAAGAAAGCTCAACGGTGGTGGGTTTCTTACCCATAATGATGGAGCCCATACGGGGCACATCCTGGTTGGAAATGCTGGCCTTGCCCTCAAAGTTTTTACACATAAGCATTGCATAACGCTTACCATTGAGGGTAACAAATACCTCGGCAAATTTCGCAACCGGAGCATCATTGGTTGCCATAATCTTTGTGCTATCCATTTACGCTGCCTCCTTTACTGAATAATAACGCTCATATAGAGCTGGCTCATCGCATTTACGATGTTAAGGCCGTTGATAGTGAGCAGTACCGCCTTTTTGTTATCGCCAACCTCTACCGTTACTGTGTCGGTGTCAAAGTCCTCAACCGCACGGATGCGCTCAAGCTCCTGCACCAGCTTAACAATATCGTTCCAGAGGGTAGCACGCCCAGAGGCATCATTCGGTACCTGGCCAACATAGCGGGTGTTAAAGAGCACCGCAACATCGTTGGCGATCTGGTCGCACACTCTTACGGTCTGGTTGCTCTGGAAAATCTCACCCTTTTCATCGTTAAGGGTAACGAGGGTGTTAATATCCTCCAAAACACGCACCGTGCCGTTTACATTGTGGAGCATAAACTTGCCGGCCTTAATGCAAGCCTCAAGCTCTGCCTGGGTGTATTCCACATCCACAATGAGCTCACCATCATACACGGTATTAGTGAGCGATTTATTGACAGCAACCCCTGCCTGTGCACCAGCCACCCAATATACAAGGGAGTGCTTTGCAACATTCGCAATGGATCCGTGGGTTGCCTCATTCCAAACGCCGATAACGCCCTCATAGTCAGCCGCAGGCTGCCAAGCAATTACCTGGAATTTGGAGCCGATGGTATCACGCACACGCTCTGCAAACTTTGCGTAAAGGGTAACAACCGAGGCATCGGCTGCCGGGCAGCAAAGTGCGTTAAATGCGTAGCTTTCGATCTTATCAAGGAAAGCCTGGTGATCCTCACCGGAAATGCTGGCAGCGTTTGTGCCGCCGGTCATAGGCAAGCCTGCCGTATTGGCAAGCTCTGCATCCTTTTTGAACACAACAAAATCGTTGTCAACAAGGTTGGATGCTCCCGCAACGGTCTGGGTTTCATACACAGAGCCACCAACAAGAGTGCTTACATCGTAGGCGCTCTCATCGTCAACATTCGCCGCAATAACAATGGTAATGTCATTGCCACGAGTGCCGGGGTGTTTTGCTGTACCATAGGTGTTAGCAGCCTTTACGCCGCCGCTACCCAAGCGGTAGCAATACACTTTGGTTGCGTGGCAGAAAATCTCACGCAATGCAAGCATTTCCGGGGCATCGTAGCCGTAGCCGAAAATGGCCTTGCTGTTTTTCTGGAAATCGCCGGAAGTAACCTCAAAAACGGTACCCTCCGGGCCCCAATTCAGCTCAAAGGGGGCTGCCGCAATGTCTCTATCGGAAAGAGCCGCAGTAGCCTTGGCCAAACTGGTAAAATTGATATAAGTACCGGGCATTACCTTATTTTGGGTAAGCCAGGTGCCGCCACCGTGTGCCATATTACTTTACCTGTCCTTTCATAAATTTTTCAATCAACGCATCCACCTGGGCGGTGGTATAGGTCTTGCCATCCTCAAGCAGGGCGTTGATAATATCCTGCCTGTTGGCATATTTCTTTGAGGCAAGCAGCTGTGCCTTTGTGTGCACGGGAGCCACAGCCTCTGCATTGGTCTTTGTTGCCATAGCCAAGCCTCCTATTTCATTTTTAGCGTTTCCATAGCATCCCCGGTTGCCTTTTCATAGACAAAATGGGGGTACCGCACAATGCAATGCAGCACACCATCCTCAATGGTGCTTTCAAAGCCGGTGCCGTGCACCTTATCACCCTCCGGGGTGGTTATAGTGCCAATGGCTTTGGGTAAGAGGTTTGCCTTTTCCAGGCACTCCTCACGCCCGCCATTTTCGGTGGCGTAATAGATAACATCAAAGGTAATGCTGCGGTTAGCACGGGAGCCCATCTGCCCACTATGTTGTGGGGTGATCGGCAACACATTGAAATCACCGGGATGCAGATCTTGTTTGACGGTCCTGCCGTGTATATGCACCGCTGGAAACGCACGATGCAAGGCAAGTGTTACCCCGTCAAAAATGCTGTTATAACTTATTTCAGCCATTGAATACCTCCCGGAGTAATTGATCGAGTTTCCGCTGTATAATCACCGGGGCCAACCGTTGCAGCTCCTCCTCCGATACGGTGAGGAAATACTGCCCATCAACCCACGATGCTTTGAGGCGTTTTCCAATAGCGGGTACAAAACGGCCTGGTGTTTGTCTGTGCCCAAATTCCACATAGCTTGCATACTCCACGGGGTTTATAACCTCAATGGTGTAAGTGTGGCCCACCTTTGTAATTGGCAGGCTTTGGGCATAGGCTCTTGCACCAGCGTTTTTGCCACCGGTCCATCCACGCCTTAATGTGCCGCCATTCTTGCCGGTACCCTCTGGGTACACACCAACGGGGGTGCGGGGTATAACGAGTGCAAGCAAACGGGCGGCAAGCTCCTTTGATACATCCCTGCAAAATTTATCAAGATCAATTTGCTCCAGCCTTTGGAGGCGATCCTGTAATTGCTTGAATTGCTCAAAATCTGCTTTGCCCCATTTTGCCATTACGCCCACCCCTTAAAGAGCTCAAGCGGTATTTCCTTATGTGCGGAATAAACCGCAGCCTTACCGCTTTGCTCATACACCCCGGTGGTGCCGTTCTGCGTTACGGTGATTTTGGATCCTGCCGGGATAGAAACAGCTGGATCAATAAACAGCGTAACGGTTTGCTTTATTTGGGCGGCGCCGTTGGAGGGCTCCGTTACCTGGACCGTATCAAAAGAAATACGGCACGGCTCGTTTGTGCAAAGGTCAACCTCCTTTGCCTCTGTACGCCCGTTGGCCTCATTGGTTTCGTTTTCACGCACCGTAACGGTGCACACGCCACTCCAGAGGCTTTTTACAGCGGCGGCAAGGTTTACACCCCTTACCATTTAAGCCTCCTAAAAGCGGCAAATACGCTTTGTGGCGGGTTGATAAAGGCATCCACCATTTTATCAAACCTTGCCTCCGGGGTAAGGCTGCCATCCGCTGCTCCCGCAAAGGTTACGGAAACATCACCCTCGCTGATACTCTTAGCAGGCGCCGTAAAGTCAAAATTTGCACCAAGCTGGTTGGTGTCCTTTTTGTCTTTAAGGAATAAGCCCACCGCCATATCAATGTGGGTGTAATACAGCCCCTCCGGTATTTCCGTGCGGTTGATCTGCGACTTGATAAAAGCCTCAGCACGGTTAATGGAATAAGTAACGGCAGCATCCGGTGTGTCGGTTGCGGTTACTGTAAAGCCAAGGCTTGCAAGCCTTGCCACAACATCCTCATACAGAGCCATTTGCTGCACCTCCTATTACTTAGCCTCTGGAGAAAATTCTCACGATGGCAATAGCCTTGTGGTTGATGTAGGTACGATCCTTTTCCGCATTTTCGCCGGTGTGTACCACGCTCCAGTTTGCACCGTTGGCAAGCTCTGCATCCGTAGGAGAGAGGGATGCCTGGCTGGCCTTTTCATAGGAAATGCCAAAAGGTGCAAAGCACTTACGCTGACGGATGTAGAGGGTGTCCTCACCGCCGTTTACCTTGGGATCACGGTCCATTTCATAAGGCACCTTAACGCCGATGTCCTCATAAGAAATGGAGCCCTTACCAAGAGCGTAAGTGGTGTAACGGGTGCCGGGTACCACATAGGTATCAGCAGCAACCGCACCGTTGCCAAAGTAAGGAGTTACGGCACTTGCCTTGATCTCACCATCCGTAGGAGTTGCAGAGCTTGCAACAACCTTGAGGGCGCCGGGATCGCTTGCAGTTGCAGGGAAATAACCCTCCTCAGCGGGCATATCATCATCCACAACCACGAGCTTGCCATTCCAGGTACCGAGGTCAAGGGATCTGGTGATGCCCTGTGCATCGGTGTACTTGAGGCGCTCAATGAGGTTGAGGTTTTCCAGGCCGGTGCTTACATCGCTGTGCATAAACACGAGGGCAAAAGCCTTTTTGTTAGCACCGCAGGCCTTGTTGGTAGCGGAGTTGAGGGTTGTTGCGGTCATATCACCGTCAACAGTAGTGGTGTGCTTTGCAACAAACTCAGCGTTTTTGCCGCCGGTCATTGCAAAAATACCCTTGAGGATCGCAAGGATAGTGCCCTGGTCGAGGCCATCCTTATACTCAGCGATCTGCTTTGCGATGTTATCCATAAAATCAACCTTGCCGGTGATGTCATAGGAAAAATCACGCTCAACCCAGCCCTTAGCACGGCCTACCACAACAACACCCTGCTCAAAGGTCTTGGTGCTGGTAGCGGTGATGTCGGTCTGGCCGTCATAGTTGACAGCATCGCCATCTGCCAAGCCACGCATAGCAATGCGGGCATAGCCCGTGCCGTTCTGGCTGGAGAAAACATCCTTGATGTCCGGGTTGCCAACGAGAGCAGAGGACTTTTTCAGCTCGTTCATTTTCAAGTTGGGAACGGTACCAACCTTGTACTTAAACGCCTCAGCATTAAAGCTTTTGGCATCAAACTTAGTGTTAGGCATTATGTTCACCTTTCCTTTTTAGATTTTATAATGTTTTGGGGTTAATCGAGTTTTACGCCGGGGTTAGCCTCCATATAGGCACAAAGCTCATCATAACTCATTTCGGATGGCTTTTTGCCCTCCGGGGGCGGTGTCTTGCCGCCGGGGTTTCCAGGAGCCATACCTCTAAACTGAGCCCCGCCGTTACCGGTATTGAATAAGAAAGCAGTAGCCTCAGCTTTTGCCATTGTGGCAAGTTCGCCATCCAAGCCCTTGACGGTACCATCCTCGGCAATTTTGGCATCCTTGAGGAAATCTGCAAGCAGAGCCTTAACAGCGGTGTTGTTTTTAGCACCGGCAGCGGTAAGGGCTGCCTCAACGGCGGCATCGAGCTTAACCTTGGCAATCTCTGCCTCGTAAGCGGTCTTAGCATCTGCGTTTTGTGTTTGGAGCGTGGTAATCTGCTGCTTGAGGGCATCAATATCACCGGTTGACTTTTTAAGGTCCTCCAGCTGCTGATCACGGGTGGCCACATCCTGCTCCAGTTTCTTTTTGGCGGTGCTTACCTCGTTGAAATCTGCACGGGCAACAAAGCCCTTGCCGATCTCGGCAGCAATCTTGCTGTCGATCTCCTCCGTGTAGGCATCCCCCAAAATGGGTTTTAACCAATCCAACATTTTTGTTTACCTCCTTATGGTCTTTGGTTTTGGTTGCTGTCCTTGTTTGTCCGGCAAGTCCCGGTATTGCAACACCCGTTTTGTTATCCGCTGGGCCGGCGGTATTTTTGTATGAAAAAAGCACCGTGCCGCAATAGCACGATGCTTTAATCAACCTATGAAATTGTGGGAGGGCTTTTAGTCCTCCTCATTAAACCTGCCGCATTTGTCGCAGGTCTTTTGGGCTGCATCCCAATCTGTTACGGTATCGCCCTCAAGCAAAACATCATTTGTGGCGATGTTGCAGAGCTCCCAGCAGTACCCCTCCTCAATTTCCTTGTTAAGCAGGGGGCAAAATATCTTATTGCTTACTGTCTTTGGCATTTTTCATCACCTCATCGTATAATGTTTTACCGCCCTCATCAAGTGGGCCGGTTGTACCGAGCACGCCGTTGTTATCAAGCACGGCAAAGCCCTCTTTGGTATAATAAGCGTATTGGGATCCTCGGCGTTGCTTAATAGCAAAATCGGCATTGTCAATAATCTGCTGTGCCATTTCCTGCGTTATGCCACGCTCAGCCATACGCTTTGCGGCGTGTGTGTTAATGTCAACAATACTGCGGCCTTTGGGGGCAACCGTAATGGTGCCCTTGGTTTTAAGCGTACCGGCGGCACGCATTGCCTTAGCTGCGTTGTTGGCGTTGTAAAGGCCTCTGTTACTGTCCGGGTTGTTTCCCTTATAACGATAATACCCGGCAAGGTCATTGTATGCGGTGGGGTTATCGTATTTGAGCTTTTGGAAATCAGCAAAGCTCTTGGGCGCCTCATCGCCCAGGCGTGCCTTGTAGGCCTCAAATTGTTTTGTGTCGGTGCTTGTATTATACCCCATTTTACGCTTTTTGTCAACAAAGCCGGAGCCGTGTGCGGCATCCTGCATCTGTTTCCATTGCTTGTATGTGGTATCTTTGGGGAGCTTATAACGCTGCCCGGTTTCGGCATCACGGGCGTACCTCTCACCGATGCCCTCCATATCCTCAAAATAGGGGGCGGTGCAGCAACGGCACCAAGGGTGAAAAGGCGGGGCTGTGGATCCCACCACATACTCACTCATTTTGTACACACGCCCATCAAGATCCCCGCAAATATCGCAGGTGTGGGTGTCAAGCGTACCAATTACCCGGTAACGCTCAACATCAAGCTCGTTAAAGCAATCTTTTTGGGCCGCACTTGAAAAATAGGCGCTTTCCGTCATAACCACACGCCCGGCATTGGTCTTGCTGGTATTAAACCGCTTGGCAATGGCCTCAATGGCTTTATCCGGGGCGGCACCTCGTGCCATCATTTGTGTAATTTCTTGGTTGACGGTTTCCACCAGCTTTGCCTTATCGGTCCAACAGCGTGCCGTAAATGTCTGGTTGTCAACGGTCCAGGGGCGGGAAAGCACCTTTTTTATTGCATCCTCATTAAGAGCCTGCATAGTCCATCCCACGCCAAGCCCACGCTGTACCTCAAAAGCGGTGTGATAGTAGCTTTGTGTATAGGCAAGGCGTGAGGCATCGGTGGTGGCTTTTACTCTTGCCTGTGCCAATGCCTCAGCCTGTTGCCTTAGTTGGAATTTAAGGGCATCTAAGCGGGAAATATGTACCCTGGCCGATGCGTTCTCAAGCTCTTTGATCCACGCACCGCTGAGGCTCATTTCCCGGCCCTTTTCGATGTACTCCTGCACGGTCCACAAAAACTCTTTAAGCTCACCAGTGGTAAGCATCTTTTGTGCCTCTGCAAGGGTAATATTGTTATTTACCGCAAAACGCTGGTACCAAGCCCGCATTTGCGTATCAATCTCACGGATGGCCGCATCAAACTGTTTTTCAAGGTTTAACACATATTCGTATGATTGATCTTTGAGGGCATCCTCCATTATCTTAAAACGGCGTGCCCAATAGTCTGCATTATTCATTTACAACACCGCCCTCCGGTGTACCACCACCGGCAGGGGGCTCCTCGTTGCCCTTGTTACCGCCTGCGGTGGCGGCAAAGGCTGCACGGTATTGGTCAGCCTCCTCAACCGCTTTGAGCTTTTCAGCTGCAATGCGTTCCAGCTCCTCCTCCGGATCGTCAACCCAAGGATGCTGTTTTACAAGCGTTTCATTGCTTATGATGCCTGCCGATTTTCCGCAGTTTTCAATGGCCTCACTTTCGTTTACGAGTATATCACGGTTAAAAATAACCGTTACATCCTCGTTGGTGAAATCACCCACGCCGGTATTGGCAAGGTGCACACGCACAAACCAAAGCAGATCCTCAAAAGCGGCTTGAAATTCGGTTTCCATACCGTTTGCATCAAGGTCAATATCGGAATACATTGAGAGTATGTTCATTTGGTTAGGTGTGCCACCCATACGCTCATCCTTGGCATCGTAGCCTCTGGCGTTTTCGATTATGGCCTTTTTAAGCAGCTCCAGCACGGTTTTGTAGTTTTCGGCATTTACGCTTATTTCCAAAGTGTCAACCGCACCATTGGAGCCCTCAAAGCTGCGTACCTTAACGGCGCCATAGGTGGCCAGGTTACGCCTAAACTCACCCAGATCCTCACCATCGTAATTGTGGAGCACGAGGACCGTATTACGCACATCCTCCTCCATACCGTTGAGGAAATTGGAAAGCATAAGGTTAAGGGCATCCTGCAAGCACTTTACACGGCAAAGCAGGGGCTGCTCACGGTGGTTGTACTTAAAGCAAATAAGCGGGATGCGCTCCCAGTTGTATGCGGTGGGCTTGCCCTTTTCGTCAAGGATGGTGAGGTAAGGGCCGGAGGTGGCATCATTATCCACCACCAGGGTATCATCCTCCCAGATATAACGATCAATGCCGCCACCGTGGATAATTTCAACCTTGAGCACAACCTCCTCCTCGTTGTTTTCATTGTAGATATAAACGGGGAAAAGGTGCACCGCACAATCAAGCACGGTGTGCTCGGTGTCAGCCCAAAGGGGCAAAACATCCTGGGCGGGGAACATTGCAAAAGCAAGCTCGTTTTCATTGTAGTACGGGAACACCCACACCTTGCCGCCGGTCAAGGCTCTTTCGGCAACGATGCGGATCACACGCATAACCTTTTTGTTAAACACCTTGGTAAGTGCCTCACCAAAGGCCTTATTTTTTGTATCAAAGGTAACAGGCTGGCCACAAAGGTAATTTGCCTTTTGGTCAACCATCTTGGCATACTGGTTATCAACCACACGATTATTGGGCAGGTTTTCAACCTCTTTAAGCTCGCCCTTTTCGCCAATAACAGTACGCTTACGCAGCAAAATATCCTGCTTGCCCTCATAATAGGCATCACCCTCAATTTGCTTTTTGCGTTCCGGGGATGCAAGCCACGCCTTGATCTCGTGCTCCAAAAATTCTTTGTCGGTCATTCCCGGCTTTATCTGCATTGCCATCCTGGCCATAAGCACCGTGGGTGCCTTTGTATGCAGGTTTAATGTTTTCACGGCTGCCGCCTCCTTTACTCAAAACTGAAATGTGAGCCGTAGGTTATACGCTCGGCAATACCTGTGGTGGCATCGGGTGCATCATCGTGTGCATTTTTGCCCTCACGCTGGTATCGGCTCATTGCCTCGTAATATTCCGGCCATCGGTCTTTCCAATTCACCGGGAAATAAATATGATCCATAACCCAGGTGGCATTTGAAAGTATGCGGGCCTGCTTGTTTTTGCTTTGGTAAAAGCTCTCAATATGGCAGCGGTTGGATCCCAGGGCAGCCAAGTGCCTTGTTACGGACCGTGCAAAGCCCCTGCCGCCGTTATTACTTTCAATGTCAGCCCAGCCCGCATTATCCTTTTTAAGCATTTTTGCGGTTTGCGGCTCCGTTACCTCCATAGGTGCCTTGGTGTAAAGCACATCAAGCACATACGCCTCTTGGTTGTAAATGCCATAATTTATACTGCAAAGGTAATCATCGCCGGTGTCGGCTGTATCGGTATAATTTTTGATAGCAGTAAAAAGCAGGTGCCCGCTTGCATCGGTGGGCAGTTTGTCATAGGTCTTAAAGCTGCTATACAAACGGCCTTTGATGTCAATAGGCTCCTGCTGATAGTTTGCGGATGCAATATCATCACCCATAGCCCTTATTTTTGATTTATAGGAGCGTAGGGATAATATTTCTGGGCACAGCATTGTGCCATCCTCTTGCAGGGCCTTATACGATATGTGCCGCACCTTGGCGCCCGCCTCTGTATAAAAATCTAACGCACGCCCGGCAAGGTCTAAGCTGTGCCAGCGTGTCATTATGATTATGATCTTGCCGCCCTCCTCAAGTCTGGAAAGCATTGTATTTGTAAACCATTCCCAATGTTTCTCAAGGGTATCGGCGTTGTTAGCCTCAAGTGCCGATTTTATCAAATCGTCAATAATAAGAATTGTGGCACCAAAACCGGTGGCGGTACCCGTGGGAGAGGTTGCAAGGTAGTTGTTATAACCGCCCTCAAGGCTCCACAAGTTCATTGCACCATCACCCTGCTTGATGCTCACGCCTGGGAATACATCGGAATACACGGCCCGCATTTCGTCTGCCTTTTCCTCAGCAATGGTGTTACGCACACCTTTGGCAAAGCTGGTGGAAAGCGTTTCATTATAGGAGCCGGTCATTATCTTTTCGGTTTGGTTTTGCCCCAGGATCCACTCAACAAAGCATTGGGCTGTACGGCTCTTGCCGTGTCGAGGC